TCCAGACTCGGCCATTACCATGCCTGCGCTTAACCAGGGCGCTAATGGAGTGTTCGGTGGGGTCGAAGTCTTTTGGATTGGTGAGGGTGTTCTTAAACCTGAGACCGACGGTACACTCAGAGAAGTGGCTTTGACTCCGAAGGAAGTAGCTGCCCATACTGTGGTGACAGATAAACTGCTCCGCAACTGGGATGCTGCTAATGCTGTCATTTCCACGCTCCTGCAGAACGCCATGGTCAACTCCGAGGACTTTGCGTTCCTGCGCGGTAATGGCGTGGCCAGGCCGCTAGGTGTAATCAATGCTCCGGGGGCTATTATGGTGGCGCGTGCAGGTGCTAACCAGATCCAGTACATTGACACCGTAAATATGCTGGCTGCCCTGCTGCCGGAGTCTGTCAGCCGGGCAATGTATATCGCCAACCAGTCCACCTTGCCGCAGTTAGCAACCATGCAGGATCCGGCAGGCCGTTACATCTATAACGCAGGCGATGCCACCCGCGGTATTCCGGCAACCTTGAACGGCATCCCGATCCGGTTCACTGGTAAGACTCCGACCCTGGGCAATCGTGGCGACCTCGTACTGGTTGATCTGGCGTATTACCTTATCAAAGACGGTTCCGGACCGTTCATCGCGGCCAGCGAGCACGTCCTTTTCCGGCAGAATAAGACCATAATCAAAGTCTTCTGGAATGTTGACGGCCAGCCGTGGGTAGATGCACCCTTGACACTGGAAGACGGTCTGACTCAGGTATCCCCCTATGCTGTCCTTGTTTAATCGGAGGGGGCCGCAAGGCCCCCGCAAAATAAGTAAACTGGAGGTAAAGGAAATTGAAAAACAATAAACTGCTTTCTGAAGCTGTTAAGGTGGATATTGGTTTGACTTCTCAAAGCCTTAATGGTGCGGGCACAGGCCCGTATTACTCCATGAAGAATTACGGGAAAGCGCTCTTTGTTGTCGAGCTTGGTGCCATGGCCGCCGGTGTAACGTCTGCACTTCAAGTTATGCAGGCCCGGGATGCTGGCGGTGCCGGAGCAAAAGCTGTGACGAACAACCTTGCTACCATAGATGCCAATATTCATGTAGCCGCCGCTACCCTAACCGTTGCCGCTGTGCAGGTGGGGGACAAGGTCACTGTAAACGGCCTGACCTTTACCGGCGCCGCGGCTGCCGACTTGCCGAACCGGGTGTTTCTGGCCAAGCCGGCGGACAACGCTGCCACTGCAACAAGCCTAGCAGCGGCCATCAATCATGCGATTGCTGGCGTGCCCGGCGTGACTGCGACCTCAAATCAAGCTGTGGTGACACTCACGGCGACTGAGCCAGGCGAGGCCGATATTACCATCAACGCCGCCGATGCCACCATCACCCCGGCTACTCTGCGAGCTATCGGTTTCGTCGAGTGCGATGCCAGTTTCTTGGACAATAGAAACGGCTTTACCCATGTGGCCCTGCGGGTAACCAACAGCGCGGCCACCCAGACCGGCGCGGTACTGCTTCGCGGCCAGGGACGATTCAGTCCGGTTCATCGTGTAGCCGCGGCGAAGGTAGACATCAATCCGTAGTAATTAACTGGCAACCAAGGAGGGGGAGGATTATTCGTCCCTCCCCCTTCTAATTGGTATTTGGAGGTGGTTCGTTTGTCTTATATCAACAAAGATGTAAACGGCAATGAGATAAAGTCTGACGTTCTGGCTTTCACGCCCTGCCCGATTGTTGCCGCCGGCGCAGGAGACATTATCGTTAAATCGGGCCCCGGTGTCGTGGCCTTCGTCCATAATGCCAGTGCCGGCGTTGATGTCACCCTGAAAGATGGCGATATCCAGGTATGGCCGGCCCTTAACGGAGTGGATGAGGACGATTTCAGTTTATGCCCTCTACAGTTCGGGACAAATATTACCCTTAATTTCAGCGGTGCCGGCACAGCCTACATCGCATACAGATAGGGGGCGAGGCCAAAAATGGGACGCGCGAGTCTAAAGCGGATTGCCAATGCCAACTTAGCCGACTTGGCCACGTTGGCTACCAGTGCTCTAACAGCGGACAGCGCCGTTAGAGCCAATCAAGTACGTGAGGGCACCCCGGTCAATGCGAAGGCCTCCAGTCTGACTACCGCCCTGGATGGCGACGACAACGATTTGGTGTACACTGCAAAGGTTAAAGGAGTCGATGGAGACAACATCAGCATTGAGTACGTGGACCCTGCTGACGATGCCGAGCTGGATGTGTCTGTCGTAGGTCAGGCAATCACTGTTACCCTGGGTTACGCCTCAGGTGCCATCACTTCCACAGCAGCGGACATCAAGGCAAAAATAGAGGCCACACCAGAAGCTGATGCCCTGGTCGCGGTAGAAAACGCGGCAGGTAACAACGGGAACGGACTGGTGACAGCCATGGATGCCACGCATCTGGCCGGTGGTCAGGACGGTACTGTGGGCACAAAGAACGAAGTGTTCCACGATAATGGCTATGTATATGTCTGCACGGCGGACAATACCATCAATGACGCTAACTGGAAGCGCGGCGGCGCACTCAGTTCCTATTAAGGTGGTGATTTTGTGCCTAAGTACGTTATTACCAAGCAGTTCCGTGATGTATCCGGTGTGAGGTTCCCAGGTGAAATAATAGAACTCACACCGTCCAGGACTGCTGTTTTAAGGGATAGCGGTCTGATTGGTGATGAATATGTTCCTAAGCAACAGAAATCCGAGGTAGGAGAAATCAAGGAGGAAGTCCCGAAAGAGGCTCCGAAGCCAAAGAAGGGACAGCGAAAGGCGGGAAAATAAATGGCTTTAAAACTGATAACCCCGCCAGATGTCGAACCCGTTAGCCTGGAAGAGGCAAAGAATCACTGCCGGATAGATGGCAACGATGAGGATGTTCTAATAACTTCTTTAATTGTTGCCGCCCGGGAATACTGTGAAAGTTTCCAGAACCGCGCCTACATCACCCAAACCTGGCAGTTGTGGCTTGATTCCTGGCCAGCCGGGAGCGTAATTCCAATACCCAGACCCCCTCTCCAGAGCGTAACTGGCGTTAAATACTACGACACGAATGACACCGAACATACCCTGGCAGCTACGGACTATTTTATTGACGATAAATCGGAACCTGGGCGTCTGGCGCTGAGCTATAGCAAGGCCTGGCCTGCGGGCGTTTTGCGGCCTACCAATGGGGTATGCGTCGAATTTACGGCCGGTTACGGTGACGATGCAGAGGCAGTTCCGCAGAAGGTAAAGCAAGCCATGTTGCTGCTGATTGGCCATTGGTACGAGAACCGGGAAGCTGCAATTGCGGGCACTATTTCAAGAGAGATTGAATTTGCCGTGCGTTCACTGCTCTGGCTTGACAGGGTGGTGCCGATATGAGGGCTGGCTTGTTACGACACAGGGTAACAATTCAAAACCTGACCACAGCCCAGGACAGTTTTGGAGACATAGTCGAGACCTGGTCTGATTTTGCTACGGTTTGGGCGCAGGTCGAAGATTTGTCTGGACGCGAATTTTTCGCAGCGGCACAGGTGAATTCGGAGATTAAAACCAGGGTACGAATCAGGTATATGGAAGGCGTCAAGCCAACCATGCGTATTCTGCACGGCACAAGAACATTGGAGATTATTTCCCCTATTGACCCTGACGGCAAGCGGAGAATACTGGAATTGCTCTGCCGGGAGGTGTAAGAGTGGCAAAAGGTGGATTGAATGTAAAACTTTCTGGTTTTGATGACTTACTTGGCGAATTGGCTAAATTCGAAGGTCGCGCAAACGATATTCTCTCGAACGCCCTCGAAGCAGGGGCAGAAATAATCCGCGATGCTGCTTCAGAAAAAGCACCCCGGGACAGTGGCAAGCTGGCGGAAAACATTGTTATTGAGGTTGATGAAGATGCGCCGGACTTCGCTGCTGTAAAAATTGGACCGAAAAAAGATGTTTTTTATGGCTATTTCCATGAATACGGAACCTCAAAAATGTCTCCACAGCCGTTTTTAAGGCCCGCATATGATGAGAACAAAAAGCGCGCGCAGCAGGTTATCCGCGATGAACTCAAGCGGAGGTTAGGGTTATGACGATTGAAGAAGCATTATTTGCATACCTAACAAGTCATCAAGGGTTATCCGGGCTTATAGGGACGCGTTTATACTCACTAAGATTGCCG